CCTTCCTCGTGACCTACCAGTTACCTCAGAGGCAGGTGTGTAATTAGGCGTGTGATCCATTGGGTTGTAGGGGTTGCGGTCTGTCCTGCGACCCTGTGAGTCGTAGTTGCCACCCCTGCCAAGCATCATATTGCGACGCTCTGTCCACCCTGGCTGGCCGGCGACAATGGCCCTGGCTGCCTGTCCAATCCATCCCTGGGAGTTCCTCAGAGCGTTCGCTTGTGACACGCTCATTGTGCCGCCGGAGTTATAAACCTCCCGTGCCTCCGTTGCCGCAGTAAGCTGATCCCTTAGTTTTTGTGCAAATGGTTGAGCAATTTCCCCAGCAGACTCCAATTCATCTATCAGGCTGGAGGGAATCTGTTTGCCCTGACTTATGATTGTTCCCAAATGGAACCCACCATCGCCAGAGTCCACTAGCTCTTTTGCCGTAGGAATGCCTTGGCCGTGCCTAGCCCTAAAAGAACCTCTCTGGCTCTCAGACTGCCCTGGTTGACGTGTCGCACGCTGTGGACCCTGTTGGCCGAACACTTGATCGTTGCCGCCAGATCGGACCTGCGGGGCAGCGTTGGTCACAGGGGCTGCTCTCATGCCGCTCGTTACAGAACCGTCTTGGATTCCACCAGCACCTTGACCACCACCTGAAGCAGGGCCACCAGCACCTACGCCGCCCCATCCCATTCCACCGCCTGAGCTAATACCTGTTCCAGGACCGCCACCCATTCCACCACCGCCTGCTGGAGGTGATCCGTACCCACCACCATGGCCACCCATGCCACCCATGCCAGGATTGCCACCCATTGGCCCCGCTGGTTGTCCAATTCCACCCATTGGAGGTTGTTGTCCAAACCCGCCAGCCATGCCGCCACCCTGTCCCATACCACCACCCTGTCCCATACCACCACCGAATCCACCTGTACCGCCTGTCATTCCACCTTGTAGCTCTCCAAGGGTTGGAATCGTTTTCGGCCTCATTGTTTGCATGCCGCCAGGAGCACCTCCTCCCATGCCTCCCATTCCGCCGCCTCCCATGGGAAGGTTTGGCATTGTTCCTGCGCCACCAGCACTGGTAACTGCACCACCCGCTCCACCTGGACCTCCCATGCCACCTCCACCCATACCGCCACCTGACATCGGAGGCATAGTCATTCCACCACCCATGGGTCCACCTGCTGTGGCTCCAGAAGCGGATCCTGGAGGCAATGTAGGACCAGGACGGCCACCTGAGCTACCGCCGCCAGTTGTTGGTCCTGAACCACCAGCACCACCGATACCCCATGGAATGGGATTTCCACTGGAGCCAGGAAGTCCCCAGGGATTTGTCTTGGGTTTGGTTGAGCCACCTGTGGCCCATGGAGTAGTCGGACCACCGATTCCTTGGCCACCACCTGAAGAACCACTGCCACCACCTGTCGCCCAGGGAGTCGTGGGACCACCGATTCCTTGGCCACCACCTGAAGAACCACTGCCAGACGAACCACTGCCACCACCTGTCGCCCATGGAGTAGTCGGACCACCGATTCCTTGGCCACCACCTGAAGATCCACCACCTACAGACCGTGGACCAGAGCCACCACCTGTGGCCCATGGAGTAGTCGGACCACCGATTCCTTGGCCACCAGGTCCGCCGCCTTGTCCACCGCCAGACGAAGGCCCTGAGCCAATTGCACCCCCAACGCCCTGTCCTATTCCGAACGTAGTGCCGCCACCTGTTGAACCGCCACCGATTGTTGGGCCGCCAGGACCTCCACCTTGATAGATTCCTCCACCGCCGTACCCGCCGCCGCCAGGGAAGGGACGACCAGGAGGACGTGTTCCGCCGTACCCGCCGCCGCCAGGCTGGCCGATTGTTGGGCCGCCAGGACCTCCACCTTGAAAACCGCCGCTTGGCAGTGCTGCTGCTCCACCAGGGTCGCCTCTGTCTGCGAGTCCCTGCATTGGTCTACCGGACGGAGCGGAGGCTGAGCCCCCTGGAGGAACAGAGGTGACACCAGCCCCCGCTTCCGGTGGAGCCATCATTCCGCCTTGTCCTGGTGCTCGCTTCTTACCTGGATAGGGGATTCTTGGGAGTCGTGTAGACATGTTATTGCAGCATCCGATTTCGTTTACAGTATCACGTTTCCAATGCCATCCACCCAATTGGTACCGTCGTACCAGAGAGGCTTGTTCAGGGTCGTCTCAAAAATATGCCATCCAGTTGCTGGCGATAACGCAGCTCGCTCGACAGACGTGTGTTGGGGGACCAGAACGTAATCCAGTCCTGATTCCGTATTCACCGAATCCTTGTAGAAGGCCGTACCAGCAACCTTCTGTTGGAATCGTCTGGTTCTGGAGCAGGATGTAGGGTCTCTCCCTACGCCAGCATTAGTTTGAGCCATCTTCAGGGTCCTCTGTCTCTGTCTCGCTTCCAATCTCGGACATGAACCAAACCACGTCGGTGGGTACTTCCATGATCTTCCCCCGCCAATTAGTGATCAATTTCACTTTGTCCTCAGTCTTCTGAAGCCATGAGACTGGCACTGTGTCATCGGCACCAGTCACTCTTCCATTAATCGGATAATTCCAAATCACCCGTGCTGTATTGTCTCCACCATCTGATGACAAACTGAACGAAGTAACCATCACCTTCTTCGATTCGCCATTAGGCCATGTGCATATGTATTCTTTCCCAGCTGCGATCATTTTCCGTCCCGCAATCACTCTATCACCCATCAGCTAATCCTCTGTGCATTGCGGCCGTAGGGAGTCAAACTCACGTTCATGCTCTCATAGGACCACTTGGAATCCGGGTCATCGTTGAGAATCTTGATATACGCTGCATGGCCTCTTCGCCTCGGTCTCTTAGAAGGATTCCGGCCCGCTACCAAGTTCGCCTCAAATACCTGCGTGGAATTGTAAGCTTGTTCAACTGTATTTCCCACATACACTTCCAGCTTGGCTGCATCTGAGTTCTCTCCCAGAAGTACCTGAATCTCATCCAATCGAAAACTCATATTCTGTGCCAGCTTCACTGGACCAATGACCACATACGAGTCAATGTCCTCGGTGTCGTCGTCATCCGCGGCTACGTCAATCTTGCGTATGTATCCGTCCATGCCGCCCAGTAAGACCACTCGGTCCGTTGGGTCATCGCCATCGAACAGATCAACAGTAATCGGATTATGGTTGGTGGAGGCAAAGCTATCAGCCCAGAATGAGTCGTTTCTAGCGTCGTAGTAGTAGTGAGTTGCCGCTGCGGCTGTCAACGGTGAAATGAACACATGCAGTCCCTGGGTCCGGTCGTCCCAGACCATCGAGACCATCACGTTCTCAATGTCCACATCTGCAAACCGCTCATCAATCTTGTCCGCACTTATCCGCTCGGGTGCACTTCCTGGAATCATCCGGTACAGACCGCCTCGAGATCCCCAGAAGTAGATCGCTCCATCAGGAGTCTTCGCCCACGGCCTACCAAAGGACATCCCTGTGATATCCGATATCCGGTCAATACGACCACCAGCTACTGGATCACCCGTCAACTGCCAGATCGAATGGTCACAACCAAAGATCAACAAGTCATCGTTGTAGGGGATCATCGTGTTAATCACGTCCCCTACCTTGCCGGCCGTCGAGTTGTTACCAGCGATCGCCTGAGTCTCCACCGTTGTGGCTGGAGAATAGTTCCAATTGTCTGCATCACCTACCGCACTCATGAACCAGTTGTGAGGGTCGTCTCTGACGCCGCTACAGACGATTCTCCCGTGCCATAGCTCAATGAGCCTTGGTTTGTACGTCGTTCCCGGTAAAGAGCCTGAGGAAGCCGTCCAGGCCGCTACAGCGTCTGTTGTCAGGTTGTAGAGCTTCTCATTGACTCCATCGGCAAAGTAGAGCTTGTCGAACATTGGCGCCGAGAAGATCTTGTTGGCCAGTGATGAAAGTGCACCTGATCCTGAAGTCGGGGTAGCAAATGCGCTGGTAGTGAACGTTTGGACACTGCCGTTACAGACCGCCACCCTCTTGATATTCCGCCAGTTGATCGTTGTGGCTACTTCTGCCGCAGCTACAACAAAGACCAGAGAGGTCAGATCCTGGATGGTCTTGGTGCCACCCGTGTGCTGACCAGAGAGATACTTCGATAAGCCTGCTCTCTGTGCACCACGGCTTCTGCCTGTGTCAGGGTCGTAGGCTCGGACATTCAGAGCGTCAGCACACGTACCAGGCGGTTGACCATGAAACGAGTAATTCTCGTTGATTCCCTTGAAAGGGAACGCTTGTTGGAAGAGTTGTGTTCCCATTTGGAGCGTTAAGATAGGTAAAGTTGGTTCCTAACTCCTAGAGCACCAACAGTTTGAAATTTGTAACCGGTTACAAGGGTTTCGACACTTGTAGAGCTATTCGTAGCAAATGCAGACGTCTCCCGAACAGGCCGCACCGCCTGCTGCAAGGGTCACATCGATATCCTCACCATCGGCGCCAACCAGAGGCTGGTCCCCAAAGTGGACCTGGCCATCCTTGGTTTCTGCTGCAGAAGTGATCTGTCTCTGATAGACCACCGTGACTCCTAGAGTCACGGTAAGCAGTCCACCGGCATCTGGCGGCACGTTGTAGCTGTAGTCTATCCACCGCACTACGGGGATCTCACCTACTGGAACGACAACAGCTACTGTCGCATCAGCATCTACCCCTGCATCCAGCTTCTGAGCGTATTTCAGGTGAGCCCACCTGGTTGCTTTTTCCAAAGACATGATTGTTCCTTACGTGCAGGCGAAGATAGCACACTTCACCGCTTGAGTGCTGGATCTGTTCTTGCAGTCTACCTGCTCAATGACGTCCCACGTCCCGGCAAATCCAACCGTGTGATTAGCAATCGAGTCGTCCGTACTGAAGATATGAGGGAAACCAAACTTGTTGGTCGTCCCTGATCCCTTGATCTCGACCGTGTAAATGGCCTCGCCAACCTCTGCTCCGTCGTCCGTTATGAACTCCAGAGCCAAGTCGTAGTCCGAGACGATCAGCATGAACTTGAAGGTCGCCAGACACTCTGTGGTGACGTCGAACAACGTATCCGTACCAGAAGCCGCTATCGACAGGGTCCGCTCATAAACACTGGTAATGCCAGTCTGTGTGGCCGCAGGCTCCCGTCTACCAATCTCGTGGAGAACCCCGTCGATAATGACGGAGGCGTGATATGTGAACCTCAAACTTGACACAGTAGGCTCCAGAAAAAGGACTACAGAGCAACGTTGAAGTCGGCTGACGTGGTGTCGCCTTCATTCACGAAGAACACAGACCCAGCAGCGGCATCCGTGTCAATGAAGATGCAGCCTTTGGCGTAGCCGGTGGCGGTGTCAGCTGGCTTTGTCGTACCTCGAGCCATCAAGATCCCTTCAACAGGAATGGTCATGAGGATCTGGGGGGTACCACTGACGTGCATGGTAAGTGTCTTTGTCATTGTCTCTCTCCAATAAGGAACTAAGTTTGAAATCGACCTTATTAATTACCGTCGTAAACAGCGCCACCATACTTCACAACATGGTTGGCGCTGGCAAAGCTCTCTCTGGTCCTATCTGAATCGTCGCCATTGTAGCCAAGGCTTCTGCCGCGGTTACGTCTCTTGTCTACCGCCACCGCTGCTGCCAGACGTCGCATCTTGTCGTTGGTGTACCCTGCAGCTTCCGAAGGTTCGAACTTGAGAGCCGCTGCAGCCACCACACACGACTTTAAGCATTCACCGAACTCTTCACTTCCCCAGGGACTAGGGTTCTCTAGAGAGAGCATCAGAGGCTTCACGATCATCGTGTAGTGGAGCGTGTATGCACCATCTGGTTTCGGCCAGACCATGACCTGAGACTTCTGTGGCCCTTGTCCCGTGGCCGGCATGTTGTCCACTGCGAAGACTCTGGTTCTGCCAGTATTGGACAGAGAAGAACTTCGCTGCCGCAGGATTCTGTTCACCGAGACGTTGTCCACTTCCGTCAATGAGCCATCGTCAGCGTCAAAGTACATCTTGTGGCCATCCACGCCACCGAACTCTGGCGGCGTGTTGTAGTCCTCTACGTCCGAATCTAGCTCCAAAGTTGTGGACGGTCTGAGGAATCCCCAAGGGTGTCCGTTCTCTGGGTAAAGGAAGTCCACATAGCCGGCACGGATCGAGTCGTCTATCTGCTCACGCTCGGATTCCGAGAGGCCGTCTGGGTCACGGTCGTAACCCATAATGGTCTCTGCAACCTCACGCCGCAAAATCGTGTAATCAACTTCCAGGCTCATAGGTCAACCCTCTAAGCTTCGACCAATTCCTCTTGGATCACATACTCACGACATTCATCCATGGGAAAGGTCCTCTCGATCGCAGAGTACTTCTCTTCCACGATCTGTACCTTGATTGCCTTGCCGGATTCTGCCAGAGCTCGGAACCTGGCAACTCGCCAAGTAGAGCGGAACCAGATATCCAATAGTTCGTCGTACTTCAGATCCTTGGCAATCAAGCGGAATGGTTTGTCTGGCTGGTGGCAGAGTTGGAATTCCTTGACACTGCCTCCCTGCTGCCAGTTGATGAATACGGTGTGCAAAAGCCACTCGGGTGATTGGTCCAACTGGGATCCTGCTCGCTTCATATGCAGGTTCCGATTGTGCCAATACAGACGCTCCAGCGCCGGTGGCAACTCGTCACCCATTTCCTCAGCCTTGTAGTTACAGGCCTGTCTGAGGAAGTGGTAGTCGTAGTCTGGGATTCTGTGGTATGTCATGGTTCCTCCAAAAAGTCGGGTGACCTGAGGAACATCCCCCAGGTCACCCTGATCGCGACGACGATTAAATCGACGAGTGAGACTGAGCGAAACGAACCCAGTCAATCTCCATGTTCTGGGCTGCCGCTGAGGCATTCCGGATACCGAAGATCGTTGACATTTCCTGTCCATCAGGGAAGTTAGTACTTCCAACTCCAGGTGAAGTTGTGCTGTCGTCGATGTACGTACCCAAGTCCTTGCCGTCAAGATAGAAGGTGACAGTCTTGGTACCGTTACCGGGACGGAAGACCATTCCCAGTTTGTAGTACGTGTCAGCAACGATGGCTGTGCCGTGAGTCAGGACTAAAGTGTCCGTTCCACCAGACAGGTTGACGATAACCTTCAAAGCGTCTCCGTCTGCTTCCAGCACGGAGAAACCGAGATAGTCCTTGTCGGCCATGTCCGTAATGGCACCAGCGTCACCAAGGAAGCCAGTGGCGGCCGAGCCTTCTTCCGCCAAGCCAGCGAACCAGCCAAGTGTGGCGTTGGTAATGCTGGAGACGTTGATGCGAGCTTCCCATGCCATCAGGAACTCGTCACCGGCCGTATCGCTGATCAAGCAATGGTTGTCTACAGCGCTACCACGCTGCAATGACAGTTCGTCATTGTCCGTCGCGTCAGTCAACAGCTGAAGAACACCAGTGTGCTCCGTGGCGATCGTAGCTGGAGTTCCGCCCGTATCTTCGTATGAAGTCCAAGTGGACTGCTCACTGGCGTAGACGCCGGAAAGTGCAGCTTCAGCGATCACGTTACTGAAGCATGTGAAGTCGTCAAAGAAAGAGACTCCATACGATGGGTCGAGCAGCACTGAGACCTCAGGCTTGCGCCAGATGATATCGCTGGGACCGCGAGTGGTGTCTGTCTGGCTCAATCCAGTAAATCCAAAGTTCGTCATTTCATTAATCCTTGGTCTGACTACCACCCCTGGCAGCAGTGTTTGGCTACGGGGAATCCGTAACTCTGGGCTGAGCCGCCCCCGGCACCATATTTACGACCAACAAGGTCGATGGGAAACAATCCGTAGGCACCCCCAGGGCAAGAGAGCACCTACGGACCATGGAAAGGCTACTTAGCAATTAACGCATTGGCTCGTCTATCGATGCATATAAAATTGAATGAGCCGAACACATACGTCTCATAGACATTCACGTTGTTGGGTGCCTGTCTGGGTTCGGTTTCACGCAAGTGATCGCCCTTGAGGCACACTGGGTGGAAAACCCGAGTGTT